TCACTTGCCCCGGACCTTTTCAATGGATCGCGCCAGGCCATAGCCGGACGCCAGCGTGCCGATCAGGACGACGATGTCGGTCGGAATACCGGCGAGAAACGCGGTCGAGGCGGCGACCATCGCGGCGGCGGTGCGCGGCGACACCATCGCGACCAAGCCGACCGATGCCGCCCCGGCCGTGGGGATCGCCATCAGCGCACCGACGCACAAGGGGCGGATCGAGCGAGCGAGCGCGGTCATCCAGGCGGGCGCGTCGGGGCCAAGGTCGAGCGTATCGATAGCGACCGCGCTGCCCAGGCGCAGACCTTCCGCCGTAGCCTGGTCGAAGGGGATCGGCGGCGGCAGGCCGGCCGAGTCATGCGTCCCGCCATCGAATGGCGAGGGGGAACCGTTGTCGCGCAGTGGCGGAGTCATGCGGCTTTCCTGATTGTGGGGGGAAGATCGAAGGCGACGCGGACGGCCCAGCCCAGGACGAAGTCCTCGTTAGCGGCGCGCAGTTCGGCCAACTCGATGTAACGCGCGCCCTGGAGGGCGTTGAGGTAGATGAGGACGGCATTGCGGCCGACGATGCCACGCCGTGCGACCAGGGCGCGCAGGGCGGAAGCGGTGGCGGGGCCGGCGCTGCCATCCACCTTCAGGTCGGGATAGTCCCGGCCCTGGCGGTTCAACGCGTTCAAGACGCGCTGGAGGAAGACGACCGCGACGCCGACACCCATATTCACAGCGGTGTCGAACAACTCGGCCGCGATGTCGCGATCGACGGCGGCGATCCAGTCCAGGCCGATCCGATCCCAGTAGAGCCGGCGGTAGATGGACAGGGCACGGGCCTTGGGCAGGTCGGCCATCGCGCTGGTGTAGCCATCGGCGCGGGCGACAGCCTCGGTGATGCCCCACTGGGTCTTGCCGCCCCTGTCGGAGGGGTGATCGCTATAGCCGCCCTCGATACCGAGTGTATGCGAGGCGGCCTCTTCGAAGGGGGACAGCGTGACCATGCCTCACCGATAGACCCTTCGCCAGCGCCGCGTGGATGTGCGCTGGCGCATCAGGCCCAGTCGGTGATCGCCATCGGCAACTTGGACGTGCCGTCCGCCTGCCGCTCGAATGTCTCCAGCTTGGGGAAGCGGCCCCAATGTATACGCTCGTTCAAGCCTTCGGGCGCAGCCCCATCCTCGACGACGAGGAAATCCCCGGTCGTCCCAAGATCGAGGTGCATCGCATAGAGCCGGTCACGCAAGGCATCGGTCAGATCGACCATCGTCCAGGCGTAGCCGCCCGCGACCGCCCCGTCCTCGCCACCGAAGCCGCCCGACCAGAGCCTTTCGGACCGGCCGGTATCGACCAGCGGGCGGCCCGATCCATATTCATAGGCCGAGCGCATTGCCTGCCCGACGACGGCAACCCCGGCACGAATGGGCGTGGCGGTGTTGATGCGAAGCTGGACATAGCGGGTGATAACCGGGGCGGGCAGTACGCAAAGCCCATGGCGTAGAACCGGCGCGCGCCGATAGCTATGCGCGAAGGCCCCGGGCACCGCCGCCCCGTCCAGGCCCGGCACGACCGCAAAGCTGTCGGCCGCGCCGGCGGTGGTGAAGCCCAGGACCACATGATCGATTGCCTGGGCGCTGCCCAGATCGAGTACGATCGTCGCCTGGGCGCTGGCGGCGGCAAAGGCTTCGCGCGGCGATGGTGTAGCCAAATTTGCAAGGCCGGTCCCCGCCGACGACCGACCGGCATCGGGGGTGAAGGCAACAGGATGAACGATCGAAAGCATCAGGCCGCCACACGCTTCAGGATGGTCAGCGAGGTCGTCCCGTTCTCCAGCTCCTGCGCTTCGATCACGAAGACGAGGTCGCCGGGCTGGTAATCCAGGCGGGTGCAGTCAGCGGCGATGCAGCGCCCTTGCAACTCCGCCCGCGCGCCCGCCACGATCGCCACGTCCTCGACCAGCGGAAAACCATGGAAGGCGGCAAGCCGCGCCCCCTCGGCCTGCGCGCCGGCCTCGGTCGCAAAAGGCGAGGCGGACGTGATCGTCCGCCCCTTCGGAAAGCGCGCCGCTGCCGCCGTGGCGACCGGGAATTCGCGCTGCGCCGCTTTGAGCTGGGCCGCGTAGCCGGCCGACACATCAGCCATGTTGCACATCGATCCACGGGCGGCCGTCGCGGATGAACAGCACGCGACCCAGACGCTTCATATAAAGCGCCAGCGTCATATCCGCTTCCTTGACCGCGACCGCCTTGATCCGATCGCCATCCTGCGCGGCGATCAGATAGTCGCCAGCTTCGACCGAGCCGGTCATGTTGACCGGGACCTTGCCGCAATAGGCGATCCGGTCGACCTTTTGCCGCTCCGCCTCAAGCGCTGCCTCATAGATCGGCAGATCGCGATCATAGGCGGCCGTGGCGGCCACCCAGGCGGCATGTTCCGCCTCGAACTGCGCGCGGGCGGCCGGATAGGCGATCGTCGCGGCCTGCCAACACGCCAGCGCCGCCTCATACTCGCCAAGCTGGACAGCATAGCGGAAGCGCGCTTGCAGCCAGTCGACATAGGCCGGCCCCTCTTCGCTCGGCTCGGGGCCGGGTTCGACAGGGGCAGCTGGAGCGGGACCGGGCACGGCCGGTGCGACCGGCTCAGCGGCTGGCGCTTCCGGTCGCGGGCCGAGATGGGCCGCCCATGTATCGCCACCGACGATCGACGGGCTCGTCGACTTGATGCGAAACACGATTGCATCGGCCCATCGGTCGGTCAGCAACCCGTCGCGATCCACCCCGCACACGTCGCCGGCCGCGATCGTCCCACATCCGTCCGCTTTCGTTTCATACTCAGCATAGTCCGCGCCGCTGGCGTTCACCGTGCCGCTGGCGTTCATAGACCGGCCAGTGGCAGTGCTGTGACCGAGATATACGGCCGCGCCCGAGCCGTTCGGGCTGTACGCGCTGACCGCTGCAACCACGAAGCTGTCCAGTGCGCCCGCAGCGTTCGAACGGACCCGTAGAACAGCAGAACCTTGACCTGCCCCTTTCGCGATAGTGTGTTCAGGTGCCGACGCTATGCCAACAAGGAAGTTGCCCGCACTATCGATGCGCGCCTGCTCGGTCCCGGAAGTACCAAATCGAAGGTCGCTGGCGGTACTGGTCAACGTCTGTGCTTCGATGAAGCTGTGCGTGTTCAGTCCGTTCGCGGCCGATCCAAATCGCACGCGCATTGTGACGGCACCGCCGACATTACCGTAAATATCGAGCGGGAGGACCAACGATCCGGCGACGCCGGTCTGCTGACAGGTGACCCCTGCGGTGGCGACCAGCGGAGCGAGCGACGAATTGACCTCGCCGAACCGCATCCGTTCGAGCCCGCCAGCGACGGCGGAAAGGAGGTTCGGACCGTAGACGGTGATGCCCGTATCCTGATCACTGACGAACCGAACGCCGGGGGCCGCCATCGAGCCAGCCGGGAACATGCCCTGCAGAATCGTGTCGCGGTAACCGCCGTAAGTGTTCCGCAGGTCGATGATCGCGTTCGCGGTCACGCGATTGAAATCTTGCGTCGGCTGAACCGAGAAGGCGAAGCTGCCCGTCGGGCCGGTGTACGGTCGCGCCAGTACCAGCTTGTTCCGGCTTTCCGCACGCAGGACTTCCAGCGTCAGACCGTTGCCGGTCGAGATGAAAGCATCACCCGGCTCGACATTGTTGACGAAGTCGACGTTGGCGTCACCGATCACCTCGACGCTGTTCGTGGTGACGTTCGCAATTCCGATATACCACATGCTCTTACTCCTCGATCGCGACGATGGTCAGACGCTGGATCACGCCCTCGGAAAGGTTGAAGCCGCGCGACAGAGCGAGCTTGAGCGCCCTGTTCGCGGTGGACTGGACGGGGTCGGTGACGGTGAAGCCGCCCCCGATCGTTTCGGTGTAGGTGGCGCGGCCGGGCGCATCGCCGGGCGTCGGTTTCAGGCCGCGGAACGTGGTTTGCTCGGTTGTGAAGCCGCGCTGTTCGAGCTGCGCATACGCTGCGCCGGCAAAGGCGCGACTAAGCGTGATCGTTGAATTGACGCGCTCGACATTCTTGGTGCCGAACCAGACGTACCCGCCATCGTCGGAGGTGGCCCCGAACGCATCGACGGCTTGCTGAAAGAACTTCACCCCGTCGTTGTCGGCCGAGAAATCGCGGGTGTATTCGCTGTAGTAGAACCAGCTGCATACATATTTGACCGGCTTGCCGTTGGAGCCGAAGGACGGCACCTCCGCGACTGCGTCCGCTGCCAGACTGCTGGACGCACCGGGATTGCGCAGCGTGCCTATGCTGAAGCTGCCGCCGGTATACATGTCGCCGTTGGTCGCCTTGTAGGCGATAGCATTGGCGCGGCTGCACTTGTCGACCGCCATCACAGGGCCGAACCACTCGATCAAATCCTTGGCGGCACCGAACTCGACGCCTTCGACGGACATGAACGCGCCAGCCTTCTTAATGATGAGGCCGGTCCCCAATTGAATGTTCGCATTGAACAGGTTGAGCGAGCCAGCGCCTTGCCCCCCGCCAACCAGCTGAAGACCCGTCACATTGCCGTTCACGTCGATCTGGAACGTGATCGTCCCTTCGATCTTCCCCAGCCGATTGATGACCGCCTCGAACGCCTGCTGGATGCCGACGTTGCCGATGCCGTCCAGCATCGTGCGAACCTGCTGGATCAGCGCCGCATTGGCGTTGTCCCGGTCGTTGGTCACCCGTGCGAGGTCGCCGATCGCGCTGCGCGCCCAGGGCAACCCGGTCGACGGATCATTGACCTGTGAGGACAGTTCAGAGGTTTTGCTGGCCGTGGCGGCGTTCGCCTCTGACGCCAGCTTGATCTCCTGCGCGAACTGCGTCCGCGTCGCGGTCAACCCGGTCACCGGATCGTTGACCCGCCCCTCCAGCGTCTCCAGCCGGCGGACGGCCGCCATGTTCTGCGTCGCCACCGTCTCGGTCAGCGCCGCCAGTTCCGCCCGTGTCCTGGTCAACCCGGTGGCGGGATCGTCGACCACCGACTTCAGCTGCGCGATCGTCCGCGCGTTCGTCTGCGACGCCTCTGCCGTCACCTGCTGAAGATTACTCAGGTCCGACCGCGTGGCCGCCAGACCGCTGGCCTGATCGTTGTACTGCGCGGTCAGCGCCACGACCAGTTCAGTGACCGCCTTGAAGCGATCGGCCGTCGTGCGTGTCTCCTGATCGAAGCGCGCGTCCGCCAGATCGATACGCGACCGCAGGGCCAGTCGGGCGGTCGCGCTGGCCTCGAACCCCGCGAGAAGCGTCGTCGTGAGCTGCGAATGGATCTCGGTCAGCGACGTGATGAAGCGCGCCTCGGCTCGGTCCCCAGCCACGATGTCGCCAAGAACCGCCGCGTCGGCCTGCGCCTGCGTCCGGGCCTGTTGGCGGATCGTCTGCTCGACGCCGGCGATGCCGAGACCATTGGCGATCGACGTTCGCTGCAATCCGGCGATCTCGGCCGATTGTTGCTCGTTGCGGACCCCCAGTGCGTCGATGGCCTGCCCCAACAGGCGATCACCCTCGATCACCAACTGGCGGTCTTGCAACGACCGCGCATCAAGCGCGCCGACCTGTAGCGCCAACTCCAGCCGCGCCCGCGCCTCCGCCCGCTTCACCCCGTCGACATCGTCGACGATCTTGGTGTAAAGCTCGTTCCGCAACAGCGCCTGCGCCGTGAACCGAAGCTCCTCGGCCTGATGCTCACCCACGACGGACGCCAGCAGCGCGGCGTCGGTCTGGCGGCGCGCCACCCGCGACTGGCGCAGTTCGACGCTGTAGCTGGAGACATCACCATAGGATCGCAGCAGCTGCTCGGCCGCGCCAATGCGGGTCACCGCCTGGTCGAAGGTCGTCTGCTCGACCTTCGTGCGGATCAGCCCCTCGGCTGCACTGATCCGCTGCTCCGTGTCCGTGACGCGCGCAACCGCCCTAGTCAGTTCGACCAGTTCAGCCTTCGTGCGGACCTCTGCGCGAAGCGCATCATAGACCGTCTCGACCGCCGCCACGCGGGCAATCAGCGGCTCCAGTTCGGCAATCTGTGACGGGTCGAGCACCGCCCGCAGGATCTTGTCGTCGACCTCGGCACTGGTCGCGCGCAACGCGATCTGCGCGGCCTGCGCGTCCAGCGTCGTCTCGACCTTGTTCTGACGCTCCCCCAGCGTGTCGATCGCGTAGGCGTAGACCTTGCCGGTCAACGGATCGACGATGAAGCCGGCGTCGCGCATCCGGCGGTCCGCGTTCTCCTGCATCAGCACCAGCTGGAGGGCCGCCGCGCTCAGCTGCCCCTCGGCACGCTGAAGCTGGCGCTGCGTGGCCGCGCCGTCGAGAACGATGCCGCGAAGCGCCGCAAGCGCCGCCTCGGCCGCGCCGTCGCGCGCGCGCAGCTGGTCGACCGCTTCGTCCAATTCTTTCTGCGCTTTTTTCAGGTCGGCGGTATCGACGGCGATCGGCGCGATCCGCGCCAGCTCCGCCCGGACTTGCGGGGCAGGCATACCGTCCACAGCCTTCGTGTCCTTCGACGTGTTGTCGCTGGTCTTGTCCGCGCCTGGCTGGGCGGGCTGAAGGTCAGCCAGCTTCTGCCCATCGGGAAACACGACCTCGCCGGCCAGCACGGCGGCGCTGATCTCGGCATCGGTATGGACCCGGTGGTTCTTCTGGAAACCGACCTTGACGCTCGCGATCGGCGCATAGGCGGCGCGGCGCTCGACATCCTCGAATGCCACTGTCTCAACCGGGTCGGCAAAGGCAATGGGGCGCAGCGCCAGTCGGCGATCGGCGGTCACGCCCCACGACAGCGAGGCGCGCAGGCAAAGCCGGTCCAGCATCTGGGCGGGCGTCTCGCTGGCGTCGTCGGCATGAAGCCCGGCCGGATCGGGGCGGAGCGCGGCCAGCGCCGCAAGGTCGTCCAGGTCCGGCCCCTCGGCGGCGGCCGAGATGGCCGCCGCGATGCCGGGCACGTGCTCGACATAGCCAGTGCCCAGCTCGCCGCGCAGGTCACCGGTCAGGGTGGAGGGCTGGGTCCAGAACTTCACACACGCGATCGAGGGTGCGGCGGCGCACCCGCCATCGGGCACCGCGACGGCCTTCAGCGCGTCGAGGGTGGCGGCGATCGAGCCGGCCCAGGCGACCGTGACGATCGTGACCGGGCGGCCTTTATCCTTGACCGCGTCGAACGCCCCGAGCGGTCGGGCCGGGTCGCCAAATTCATAGATGTTCCAGGCGGCAAGGAGGACGCGGCCCTCGACGTTCCAGCACCGGCCCCAGCTCCGGCGCTTGACGCGCCCCTTGGCCGCCGCATCGCCCTCGATGCCGCCGGTGCCCGCAAAGCTATCCTTGACCAGGGGCTCGCCCAGGCGGCCCGCCATGTCGGACAGGGTAAAGACGAAACGACCGGCGCTGATCGAATAGCCGGCGACCGTGCCCGCCAGTCGCACCTTGAACGACGGGTCGGCCGCGTCATCATCGGCGACCGACACGGTGATCGCGGCATCGTTCCAGACCAGCCCGGCGACCAAGGCGCGGGTGGACGCCATGGCGGGCGAGAAGCCGATGGCGCTGGCCTGTGCCACCGCACCCCCGGTGAAACCATCCTTGCCGAAGCCGAGCGACGACTGGATACGCGGCAGGCTGATGACGCCCGCGCGCCAGTCGAATTGATCCTTGAAAAGGTAATGCCCGCGCCCGCCACCAGCGAGGCGGATGTCCACCGGCTGACCGGCGGCGTCGCTGGGGCGCGCTTCCACGATGACGGTCTTCATTGCGCGATCTCTCGGGCGATCAGGCCAAGGTTGGGCGATACGCCGCCACCCGACCGGGACCGGCCCTGATCGACCAGTGTCTGGAGCAACTCGGTCTGCGCGTCGGCCGCCTTAACCATCTGCGCGGTGAGCGCGTTGCCCGCCTCGATCGCGCTGGTCTGCGCGGCCTGGACGCCAGCGGCCGAGTTGACGCGGTTCGTCTCGATATCGATCAGCGCCCGGGCGGCGTCGCCGGCCGCCTTGCGATCGCTGGCATATTCATCGCCGCCCGTGCCGAACGCTTCCTTGCTGGTCGAAAGCAACTGGCGATAGAGTTCGGCGACCTTGTCGGCCGCGCCATCCTTGCCCGCCTCAGCATCGGCGCGGACAGCGGCGATGTCCTTCAGGAGGGTCTGACGCCGATCGACGGCCGAGCCCTCGAACAGGTCACCGCTCGTCATGCTGGTCAGCAAGTCCTTGAGGCTGCCGACCCGCGATTTCAACGTGTCTTCGAGCAGCTTGCCGCGTTCCTCGGCATTGAGCTTTTCGACGCGGAGCAGGTCGAGACCATAGGTCTTGGCGATGCGCACCCGCTCGCTGGCGGTCTGGTCGAAGCTGTCGAAGATGCTCTTGAGCTGACCGGTCAGCCCGCCCAGGCTGCGCTCCAGGTTCTGGACCTTCAGCGCCTCGGCCAGTGCCTTGTCGAGCGAGGACGAGGATTGCAGCGCCTTTGCAACGGCCGGGGACAGACCCTTCACCGCGCCGTCCGCGATCGCGTTGCGGATTGCGATCTCGATCGCGACGGCCTCATCCTTGCCGTTATAGAGCAGGCCCGAACCCGGATGCTTGTTCGACACCCGGTCGCTGCCGCCGCCATCGACGCGGAAATAATCTTCGCGCTTACCGATCGAGACCGAAAACGCCCCCGTCTGCGCGCCGAGCTGGTCGGCGATCTTCTGGATGCCGTCCTGGACGGACTTGGCGGTGCCAGACAGCTTTTCGGTGACCGACTCGGCCCCCCGCATCGTCGCGGCGCTATCCACCGACGTGATGGTGGCGCTGCCCGACTTCGGCCGGGTGAACAGGTTGCCGACCAGCCCGCCGATCAGGCCGAGTGCGGCCCCAGCGCCGGGAATGCCGGTCAGGCCACCGATCGCCCCGCCGATCGCCGAGCCGGTGCCGTTGGTCTTTATGCCGACGAGACTGGCGAGCGAGGTCGCGGCCTGCCCTTCGAACGCCCCCGCCAGCCCCTTGCCTGCATATTTGCCCAGGCCCTGCCCGATCCTGGAGGCCGTTTCGGGGTTGGTGAACAGGCCGATGGTTTTGGTGGCGATGCCGCCGATCGCACTGGTAAACAGCTCCTGCGGGTTGCGCGTGCCACGGCGCGGCGCGGTCACGGTGAACTCGCCACTGGCCCCGGCCTCCGGCGGCATCGGTGCGGACGCGCCGGGCTGGCCGCCTTGTGGCCCGTCCCGCACCGCACCGGCGGCACCGCTGGCGGCACGCGTCAGACTATCGAGCGCGGCACTGGCCTGCCCGGTGCGTGCGGTGACGATGTCCACGGCCTGCGCCATGCGGGCCGACGCATCTTCGACCACGCTGGTCCCGGTCACGCTGTCCTCAAGCTGCTGGAACAGGTCACCGAACAGGTTGTCGACGATGCGCTCGGCCGACACCCGGCTGAACGCCTGCATCAGGCGCTCGGGCAGTTTCTCGATGCCGGAGTCGCCCGAGATGGTGGCGGTCAGGAGGCCACGGATATCGGCGATGCCCGCCAGATAGATGCGCTGGCGCTGGGTCATGCGCTCCAGCTGGCGCTCCTGGGCGGTCAGCGCCTGGTTGGCGGCGAGGATCGCTTCCTTCTGTTCGACGGTCAGCGGGCCGCGCTGGCGCTCCAGCTGCTGGATCGTGCGCAGCGCTTCAGCTTGGTCGCGGTGGCCGGTGAGCATCTCCTGCCCCACCGCGAACGCGTCGCGCTGGCTTTCGACGAAATCCTGGATGGGCCGGTTCAACCCCTCGCGCACCACGCCCTTGGCTTCCTGCGCCTGACCGATCAGCTCCTTGAACTGGGGCGGCTTCTTGCGCGCCAGATCGTCCATGATGTCGTCGAGCTGGCGGATGGCGGCATTGGCCTGACGCACGGCGGGCGGCGTCCGGTCGAACTGGTCGGTGATGCCCGCGATCCGCGCGGCAGCATCGCGCCCGAACTCGTCGCGCGCCTCGGTGGACTTCGGCTTTTTGGTTCTCTTCGCCTTGGCGTCCTGGCGTAGTTCCTTGGCCAAGACACCATCGTCCAGCGATTGATCCGTTAGATCGGCGACGCGCTCCTTTGCTTCCGCAGCGACACGATCCCTGATCGCCTCAATGAACTGGGTCCTATTGATCTTGAGACCAGTGAAGTCCAATTTTTCGGCGGCGCGCATAACCGCCTCGTTCGTCGTCTTGCCAGCCTGCAAGTCGGCGACGACAGCGCTCAAATTGCGGGCGTTCTGCTGCGCACGCTGCGATCCGACGAATGCACCGGTCAGGAAATTGCCGACACCACCGCCTTCCAAAAGGCCCTTGATGCGACCTTCCGTCGAGATCGATCCGGCATCCTCGAACGTCTTGCGCGAGCTTTCGCGCGCGGTCAGCGCCTCGGCGCGGTTATTGATCGCAGTCAGGCGGGCATTGATGATCAGTAGTTCGTTCTGTTTCTTCAACTTGCCGGTGGTCAGGTCGAACATCTTGCCAAGCGCGCTTTGCGCCTCGGCAAGGCCGTCCGCGCCGAGCCTAACCGCCTCCTGCGCTTCCTCGGCTTTCCACAAATTCTCGATGAACGGCAGGATGACGGCCGCCCCGACCGTCAGCGCGATACCCCACGGGCCGGTCAGGAACGCACCGACCCTGCCAGCCCGGCCGGACATCTCGGACATCGCATAGCCCATCTGGCCCATCTGCTGGGTAAAGGAGCGCACCACGTCGCCGGTCGTCACCGCCTGCAAGCCGAAGTCGCCGAACTGCTGGCCCATGCTGCGTACGGCAAAGGCGTTGCGCCGCGCCTCGGCTTCGGCCTCGCGCGTCCGCCGCGCAGCCTCCCGCTGCGCCTGGGCGAGCCGGATCGCGGCGATCGCGGCGGCGGCTTCCTCGCGCTCGGTCTGGTTGGTGGCGTTCGCCAACCGGGTCTCGGCTGCCGCCAGTTCGGCCGCTTCCCGCGCCGCTGCACCGCGCGCCTGGTTCTGCGCGCCCGTCGCGCGGGTCGATCCCTCCGCCGCCTCGGTCGCCTGATCGGTCGCGGTCGCCTGCTGGCGCGCGGCGTCCGATGAGGTGGCGGAAGCATCGGCCAGCGCCTGGGCGGCCTGGGCGGTGGCGTCGGCCGCCCCGCCGCTACGCTCCAGTGCCTCGGCCAATTGGCCGCTACCGGCGGCGCTCGCCTGGGACTGGCTGGCAAGCGTCGTTACGGCGGCGGTAGCGGTGGTGGACGCCGCCGCGCTGTCGCGCAGCGACTGCGAATATGCTTCCTCGGCCGCCTGGGCACGCTGGCGGGCCTGGGCCAACTCGGTGCTGGCCGCCGCGATCGCGCTGGCATCGCCGGCCGCGCGTGCACTGCCGCCACCGGGGCTCAGAGTGATGGTCGGATTGTCGGCCGTCAGCTCGACGCGTCCCTTCGCCTGCGCCAGCCGTCCCTCGGCCGCCGTCACCGCCTCGCGCGCGGCGTCGCGTTCGGCCTTCGCCAGATCGGACGCGGCGCGGGCCGCCTCGGCGGCCTTGGCGGTGGTGGCGGTATGCGCACGGGCAACACGGCCGGCGGCGGCGACCAGCTCGTCCGCGCCGCCCGCTGCTTTCTTCGACTGGTCGGTCAGCGAGGCCATCGCGGTCGCGGCCTGTTTCGCCGAGCCACCCGCCGTGATCGAGGCGCGCGAAGTGCCCTGGAGCGCGGTCGATGCCTCCCGCGCCGTGGTGGTGATCCCCGCCGCGCGCGACGCCTCGCCGATCGTGGCGACCAGCGCGCGGGCCTGCACCACCGCACCCCCAGCCGCCGTACCGATGCCGGCGATGGCGGCGGCGCTATCCTTGGCCGCGCCGACCAGGCCGGAGCCATCGGCCTTCAGACGAACGGATACGATCAGGTCACGGGTCATGTCACGCCAGCGCGACAAGGGCCGCGCGCTCCATCATTTGCAGGTCGAGGAAAAGGCTGGTGGTCATCACGATCTCCAGCATGTCGGCGGTGGGGCGGACGGCGGCGTATTCGATCCCCAACCGCCCGCCCATCGCGTGGAACCGCCACTGACTGGTCAGCGCCATGAACAGGGTGACCACGTCCACTTCGTCGGGGCCGATCTCCACCGTATCGTCCCGCCGGCCGGCCGCGCGCCGCGCCTCGATCGCGGCGATCGCGGCGGCCGCGCTGTCGGTGGCGGCATCCTCGGCCGATTTCCCGCCGCCGCGACCCTTGGCCCAGCCAGTCGCGACGGCTTTCAGTTTCCCGCGCGGGTCTTGGGCTGGCCCGACAGGCAGGCGCGGAAGGCGTCGAAGATATGAATGAACATCGACCCTTCGTTCATCAGCGACCGCAGGTTCGGCGCGACCAGGGCCTTGCGCTTGCCGTCGCCGTCCACGTCGGTCAGCCAGTTGTCCGCCACGTCGAAGCGCAGCGGATCGCCGTTTTCGGCATGGACGCCGCGCCAGTCGGTCGCGATCTGGGCGACCAGCTCGGTATAGAGCTGCGCCTGATCGACGCCGCCTTCCGCCTCCAGCTCCTGGACGCGGACGACCTCGGCGATAAACGCGGTGGCGGCGTCCACCTTCAGGAGGCGGAAGCGCATCTCGATCACGAACGTCTGGACGGTGCCGTCCTCCATGACGACCGGGAAGGTAACGGGGGTCCAGGCACGCGGCTGCGCGACGATACGATAGATGGGCTGGGTCATGATTACTTCGCCGTGATGATGAGGTCGTCGGGCGTCGTGCCGACATTCATGCGCCCGGTGATCGAAATCATCAGGACATCATTTTCCTCGGACAGTTCGATGTCGGTGATCTGAAGGTGATCCGACTTGAACCCGATGATGTTGCCGGCCTGCGTGCCGTGATCGAGTTGCACCGGGATTTCATCGCCCTTGCGCAGGGTGGCGAAATAGTCCTTGGCCCCGATCGTCGGACATTCGCCGAGGATACGACAGGTCAGGCCATGATTGCCGCGACCGATATAGTTGATGCCAACCAGGTTGCGCGGCGTGATCTCGGCATTGGCCTCACCGGTGAAGCTGCGCAGGTTGAGCGCATAGCCGCCCAGGAGAAAGTCGGTGTTGGTCGTGTTGACCTCGACCGGGTCCTTCCACTGGTCGAACACCACGGCACCCGGAGCCGCGTCGCCGATGGCACCGGCGGCGGGCAGGAGTGCGGTCATGTCGATCTTGATGAACGGATAGGCCCCGGCGGTGAAATCCCAGCCGAACGTGCCACGGCCGCCCAGGCCGATGCGCTTCTGGTTGCCGTGCCAGTGATAGGCGGTCGCCGAGGACAGAGCCGCGCCGATCGCGGCGAACCGCTGCACGGCGCTGGTATTGGCGGTCAGGGCGGGCGCGGCCATGCCGCACGCCTCCAGATGCTCCATCCAGGCAGGCGCAGTGCCGGCCGCGCCCGAGCCCGCCAGTTCCAGTTCATAGCTGAAGGTCTGGCGTTCGTTGGACGGCGCGTCCTTCGAGCTACCGCGAACCGGACGGTCGAGGTTGCGCTGGATGCGATCGACGACGACCGGCTTGGCGGTGAAGTTGCGGGTCAGTGCGGCATTGACGGCACCGGTCGGCGCGGCGTCGGTGGCGTATACGGCCTCTTTCTTGAAAAAGAGGACCTTGACGGCGTCTACCATAGATCAGTCCTTGTCGGTGGGAGTGGCAGGCGAGACGGGCGCGGGCGTCGCATCGGCGTCCAGCGCGGGGTCGGGCTTGCCGTCCAGCGCGGCGAGGCGCGCCGGGCCCGACAGGGGGAGGCCCCATTGGTCGAGCGTCCGCCCGGTCGCATCGACCGGGCGGGGCTGGGTGGCGTCAGCCTGGGCCGTATCAGCCTGGGCGGCGTCGGATTTGGTGGTCGGCTTTGCAGCCATGGCGGCGGTCCTCTGTCGGATGTCGGTGATTGTGCCGACAGTCAGACCCGATCGCGCGCGCGCGCGCGTCCTGCGCCAGTGCAGGCCGCGCCGATTTAATTCACTTGCGGTAGTGATAGCGGCACGACAGCCGCACTTCCCACGTCACCGATGCCGGACTGACGTTCGCCAGCCGTCCGCCGAGCAGATCGACCTCGCCCGATGCCTGGGGGTGGGTCCAGCCGACGACCGTGTCCTTGACCGCCTGGACCTGCTTCTGAAGTTCGTCCGACACCGCACCGCGCGCGAGCCGGGTGCCGACGGTGACGAAGACGGAAAAGGCGAAGGTCACGCGCTGGTCGCGCCGACCCGCCATCTGGCTGGCCTCCGCCGACTCGGTCGCAGGCACCACGTGGAGCGCGGGCAAGGCGTTCGGCAAGTCCGCCTGGGTCGGCGCTTCCAGAACCCCTTCCACGGACTTGAAACCGCCGTGCAGGAGATGATCGACGATGGGTTTGATGGTCAGCATGGATGTTACCCTGCGAAGCCCAGATGCCGGGCGAGCGCGCCCAGTGCATAGTCGGCGTTGACCTCGGTGAAGCCGAGATAGGGACGCGCCGGGATGACGACCTTGGACACGATCCGGCCGCCGAACGACAGCGCCTTTTTCTCACGCGGGCGGATCTCGCCGCCCATCTGGTGGATCAGCGCATAGACGCCCGCACCGCCCGACCGCTCAGGCCCGGCGGCGGCATAATCCTTGCCCCAGTCCTCGGTGATCGAATTGCCCAGGTCGCCCGACAGCGTCAGGGTCTTGCCGCCATGCTCGACGACGCGTTGCGACGGCAGCCATTTCGCGCCGGTGGGATCGGTCTCGGTCTCGAACCGCTCGCGCGTCGTGTCGGAGAGGTGGCCGGCGATGTCCTTCATCGCCGTGGTCATGTCGGCCCCGTCCGCCGCCAGCCGGTTCATGGCGGCGGTGACATCCTCTCGGATGGTGATCACAAGATCGACCATCAATAGTTCCGCAACCAATCGGGATAAGCGCGCTGGCCGGGGGCGATGACGACGGGCGCATCGCTGTCCGTCTCGGCCGGGATTGCCGCGGCGGGCAGGCCCAGCGTCGCGTCGCCCTTCTGGATGCGGACCAGGAGCGCCATCGCCGCCTTCGCCTGGTCCGCGATCCCCTCGGGCACACCGCGCGGATAGAGTCGCGCGCGCGCCAGATCGCCGACAGCCATTTCCAGGATGCGCGGCACCGTGGCGAGGGGCAGCGCGTAGCGGCTGGCGACATGCGCCTCGACGATCGATTGGGCATCGATCAGCGCACCGATCAGCAAGTCGCGGTCGATCCGGCCGGAGCCGTCCGGATCGGTCATGCGCACCACCTCGTCCAGGGTGAAGCGCTTGACCAGGGCGGCGATCGACAACCACCCTGCGCCGCCATCCGGCGTCGCCCATGTCGACTCGATCAGGACGACCTCGACTTCGCTCTCCAGCGTCTGGCCGTCTGCGTCGTCGGCCCGTACCGTGACGGCGTAACGCTCCCCGTCGCCGCCACCGGACAGCGCGAGCGTGACGATACCATTGGCAAGCGTAGCGCTGGCGGCGAGCGCGGCAGCTCCCGGCACCAGGCCGCGCGCGATGACGGTCACGTCGCGGATCGCCGTAATCGAACCGCTGCCAGTACCACCGGTAAAATTTACAGCCGGGCGAAGAGTCTCGCCCGGCTGTTTCAAGAGGGTAGCGATCATGCCGCCGCACGCTTCGCCTCGATCGCGGCAATGATCTCCTGGACCGATGCGTCCTTGGGAATTTCAACCTGCTCGCGCGCTGCCTGTTCGATCAGCTCGGGCTTTTTCATTTTCCCCAACGGCACCGGCTCGGCCGCAGGGGCCGGCGACGGAGGCGGGGCAAGCGGGGCCGCTGGCGGGGTCAGCGGCGGCACCGGCTCGGCAAGCGAAGCGGCCTGATCGACTGGCGCCGGGGGCGTGGCGATGCGGGTGTCGGGCACCATCTCGCGATCGGCGAGGCCCAGGACGCGAGCACGAACCTCGCCGAGGCCGGCACCGAGGTCGGCGACAGAGCGCGGATCAGCGTAGCGGAAGTGGGCATCGGCCTGGGCGGCGGCGGCCTGTTCGCGCAGCAGGATGTTCTCGGCGAAGATCGGATCGTCCTCGATCGCAAGCCGTGCGAGCAGATCGCGGCGGGCTTCGTCATGGCCGGGCTCTTCCAGATCGAACCGGATCGGCGCGCCGGGCTCATATTCCTTGCCGCCGAAGATGACGGTGCGATTGACCTTGTACGGGTGCATAGCAAACTCTTTTCACATCGAGGGAAACAGGCGGGCGGCCGGATCGCCGCCCGCCACCGGGCATCAACCCTGCGAGAAGGCGTTCTCGAAGAAATAGCCCGCCTGGGACGCGATCACGCGTTCCTTGACGCTCTCACCGACCAGGACGGCCGTGCCGCCGCGCAGGCCCATCTCGCCCCCCTTCAGTTCGCGCTGCGATGCGATGCGGTCGCCCCAGGTAAAGGTGCCCGCAAAGGTCGGCGTTTCGCGCGACATGACGGGAGCCTTGTAGGTCAGCGCCAGATGGTTGCCCCACAGCCGCGACATCGATGCCGCCTGACCTTTGCGCGCCTGGTTGCCGAAGGCCTGGCCCACGACGACCTCGTTGACCTCGAACAGCGCGGCCACCTCTTCCTTGGTGACCACGCCACCGCCATTGGTGCCACGGATGGCCTTGATGACGCCGGCGTTACGGCGGAACTTGGTCCAGCCACGCTGACCGAAGGTCATCTGGTTGGGCCGCATCAGCGGCTTGTCGAGCGCGTCCGAAATCAGCGACACGGCGTCGGTGTTGGGATTGTCCAGGACGTCGGTCGTCGCCAGCGTTGTCCGCAGGGCGGGGTCATAGGTGGCGGGGTTGAAGATGATCGCCGCCGCGCGGATTTCCCGGCGGATTTCGATCAACTCGGAGGTCAGCGCCGCCGCATTGCCCAGCGGGTCGTAGCGTTCATCGGCATTGTCGACATCGGCCTGGGGCACCGGGGCTTCCAGGCCATGGTCCTCGGTCGCGTCGGTGATCTCGACGCCTTCCATCGTGACCTGGTTGGCCTGGCTGCGGCGGCCGATCAGGGTGTCGGGCGTGTTGAAGAACGTGTCCATGCCGTACTGGATGAACGTGAAGGCCTGCTTGCCGACCTCGATGCGCGGCAGGACGATGTCGGCGATGTAGCTCTGGTTCTTGTAGGCGATGGCGATCGCGGTCAGATGCGGATCGATGGGATAAGGCGATTGTGCCATGGGAAGCGTCCTGAAGAGGTTATGAAACGGGGTTGAAGGAAAGGGTCAGCCGGTCATGAAACCGGGGGCGGGGCGGTAGGCGAGGACATCGTTCAGGACGCCGGCCGCGAGCGAAAAGCCGATGATGCGCACGCGCACACCGGCGGCGGGCAGGGCCTCGACCGCGCGGCCGGACGCGTCGGAGGTGATCGGCTTGCCGCGACCAATGGGGCCGCCGTAGCGGACCTCGGGCAAGCCGCCGATGGCGGCATCGAAGCGCTCGCCCGCGTTCGCCGCCAGCTCGACGTTGGTCGCGATCAGGTCATCGCCGGGGCCGGTCGCCGGGACCAGCGTCTGGTCGTCGCCACCGAATTTGAGGATCAGATAGGGGGCGATCGCCGCCCCGGCGCGGAAGTTCTTGGTCAGTCCGTCAGTCCGGCCACCGGCCATGGTAAAAGCTCCTGTTGTACGAGTCTGGGGATCGCTGACGCCGGATCAGGCGTCAGGATTGTCGGTGACGAAGCGGACCGCCGCCTGCGTCGTGATCGGCTTGCCCGCTGTGCGCATCTTCTCGGCATAGGCCTGGGCACGCCGCGCGATGTCGCCGGGCTTGGGGGCGTCGGCGGGCTTCTTGTCGCGCGGGGCCGCCTCGCCAAGCGCGATGACCGGCTGCGCGCCGTCGAACAGCGACTTGAAGGCGGCGAGCGGCGTCATGGTGTTGGCATCGCCCTCGCCGAACGCCACCGACTGGCCGGCATCGAGCAGATCGAGCAGGCCGACGACCTTGTCCTTGCCGGCCGGGGCGAGCTTCACGTCCGCAATCAGGCCCTCGGCAAAGGCGACATGCTCGGCGTGGCGGGCGTCCTTAGCGCGCTTGGCCTCGTCCGCCTCGCGCGTCTTCAGCGCATTCTCACGCTCGGCAAGCGCGGCTTCGCGCTCCGCGAACGCGACCGCGTCCGCCGGGGTGTTGGTGTCGGTGCTCATGGTGTCCTCTTCGATGGAAAGCGTCACGACGCCGATGACGGCATCGGCAAAGGCGACGGTCCCAAGCCCCTTGATCGCCGGAGCCGCACCGCCGAGGAACCCGACATGCTGGAGATACCAGCTACCGGGCTTGGGGTTGTTGGGGCTCGAAGGCGGATAGAGCTGGGGGGAAATCTTGCGGTAGTGCCCGGCCTCCACGGCCTCGGCGAAGGCGGGCACGACCTCGGAGGGGTGCGCGACCAGGACGCCGTTTTCCATGGCCAGCGAGCCGATCCAGCCGAACGCGGGCGCATCGATCTTGGGATGACCGACGACGATCGGCGCGGGGTCGCTCTCCCGGTCATAGGAGGCGATGACCTGATCCAGATCGGACTGGGTGAAGGTGACCTTCGTCCCGTGAATGTCGGTGAAGGTGCCGGGGCGTAGGATTTTGATGGGGGGCGGTGCCATGACCGCCGGGATATCGGGGCAGGCAGGTCAAGTCGGCCTGCGCCAGTGCATCCGCCTATATGGCAATGCGGGGCCGCGCCGTGCCTGATAGGGGCAGGCACCGACGCGGCGCAAGAGGGTTGGCTATGAGCGGCGACAATGCTGGATCATGCGCATCCGCCACTGGTCATAGGCATAGGGCGGATCGCGCTGGATGGAAGCGACGGCGTCCAGATAGATCAGGCGGTCATCGGGGCACCGCCATGCGTTGCGGCTCTCGATGGCGTCGCGGAATGCCTCTTTCCGGGTTGCCCGCCAAGGCCACACCCGATCGAAGACGCGCAGTCGCCACCGTGGATGCGCATCGCTGGGCTGGGCAACTGGGTCCGGCTCGATCGACTGACAAGCCAGCTGCGCAGTCATGCACGCCCCCATTCCAGCTCGGCGGTGTCCAGCATGTCCAGCGTGTCGTGATCGGCACCCTTGCGCTGCATGTACGCCCGGACATCATCCGGGTCACCGCCGGTCGGGAACGCCCGGTCGCGCCTGGCCTGGAAACCGAGCAGCCCTACCCAATCGTCACGATTGTGCTGCGCGACCAGCCATGACCCGAATTCCTGTTTCATCATTCCGACTCCCATGAGAACAAAGCAGGAACATGAAGCAATCCACGTGGCGTTGTCCAGATGCGATGCACGTCCCGCGACCGGACATGCCGTGTGCGCTCTGCACACGGCCTCTGAATAGGGTTGCGGCATTTTCATGGGGGATCATGCCAAAACGCCCAGGAGGCACGCTGTGGCGGCTTCCTGGGCGTCCCTCATCGATGGGTCAGACGGGGTTGGAGCGCCACCCCTATAGGCAGCATGTATGCTTAGGCCTCGAAACTCGGCTGCGGCCACGTACGATCGCCAAGGTATCAAGTTCCTTGAGATGGTCATCCACCGCGTTAGACATCAACGTATCAACGCTTTGCAGCTCGCCGTCTATCAATCGGAATGCGCATGCCTTTTCGACAGGCGCGCCATCCCAAAGCGAGTAGGTGATTGTCAGCAACCTTAGCTGCAACGTCCCGCTTCGAGCGTATATGCCATCGGCGATATCTTGAAGGCGCTCCACCTCCTTGAGGCCGATAGCAGACGCTGACCGCCCAGCCTGCCTCTTGAACTCGACAGCCGTCAGTGGCGCAGTATCCACCCGCGTCACATTAAGTCTTTTGTACCCGGAAGCGTCGGATACCCGCGCGCGGATATGCGCTTCACAGGCGAGCAGGTCGGGTCGCTCCGAACGTATATAAAGCCACCAGACTGCCGCCCCTGCGGCGATCGCAGCTAGAACCCCGAATATCCACTTCAAAGCATTTTCCCTGCCCAAACCGCTCGCCCGACAACTTCAAATCTATTTTCGATATCTGGTTCGGTAAGGTCGATCGATACGGGGTCATATAGAGGATTGCGGCTTACCAATTTCACAATGCGGCCATCCAATTGGATGTGCTTCAATACCAGTGTGTCATCCAGTCGAACGACGAACATCCCTTCGCGGATACGGTTCTGATGTAGATCGATTGCCACAACGTCGCCATCTGAAAGCTCGGGCTCCTGACTCGATCCGGCAACATAGACCATTATGAGGTGGCCTACCCCAAACAGATTAGTTTCAAGCCACCGCTTGGAAAATGTCCAATAGTATATGGGCGGCGGAAGTCGATTTATTAACCTCCCGGCCCCCGCAGCGACTTCTACGTCATGGACGGGAATTTTAACTATATCGCCCCCCTCATGGCTCGACTGTTCATGAGAGATTACAATTTGAGCGGTGCCGTCTTCGCCAGCTCTTCCTAACAACCAATCCAGGCTGACGTTCAGAACGTCAGCAATCTTGAGCGCCACGTCCGTCTTGGCTGGGCCGCGCAGAATGGCATCCCCTACGGTGCTCTCAGGGAGGTCCGCTTCGGTCGCGAGCCACTTCCGTGACCGGTCCCCCAACGCAGACAATATGCGTGCACCAACCGGATTTTCGGTGGGAGAAGCTTGACGCCCCCGAGTTCTCGGATTACCCGAATCTTCGGCACGAATTTTCGGGGAAATCATGTGGCACTCACACTGACGGACAGACACGGCGTAAAGGCAGAAATCTGCCGCAGGTACGGCAGTTTAGCGGCCTTCGAACGCGCCAATGGTTTGCCCGAAAAATCGGTGAGTGATGTCCTGCGAGGCAGTACCAGCGCCCGGATCGAGCGCGCCATAATGGCCGCGATCACGCACGCACCTCGCGAGAAAACCGAAAAATCGGCGATTGGGGCCTCCAAGGGTCGGAGTGCGAACCGATGATCGGCTCCCTGATCATGTGTCTTTTGGTCATTCGGTCCATCCGATGCGGTTCGCAGGCCCCACGCTGCTCTGCTCAACCTGTCGATAACTACCGGACGCAAGCGCGCTTCGGCAAGCCATCGAATGTGTCTCGGCAGGAGACGCGCCAGTGACCCTGCTCGGTCGCGAGTACCTGTCGGCATTGGAGATTGCCTCGCTGGAGTTGGACGGCTTGCCGACCAACCGTACGGCGATCGCCAATCGTGCCAGCCGTGGCGAATGGCGCTGGATCGAGCGGCAGGGTCATGGCGGCGGGCGGCTCTTTGCCGTTGCCGATTTGCCCGAGGCGGCACGGCGCGACTATGCCGATCGTACGGCAGCGACGCCGGTTGCGGCGGTACGGGGCCGGCCCAAGGGCTCCGACTATTTCACCATTAACCGTGATGCCGCCGACGCGGTGGAGGCATGGCTCGCCACGCGCGACCTGTCCGCTGTCGCGATCCTGGAGTTGCTGGAGGTCCGGTTCCCGTCCGTCCCGTCGGTCCACACCGTCCGGCGCTATCTGGCCAAGCTGGAGAAGACAAAGCCGGCACTGCTTGCCAGCTTCCGCGACCCCGACGCCTATAAGAGCAAGTACCGGGTGGCGCTCGGGCGCGCTGACGCAGGCGTGTCCTATGCCCATCAGATTTGGGAGATCGACACCACCAAGGCCGACGTGATGACCAAGGAGGGGCGCAAGTCCATCTTGGGCATCGTCGATGTCTGGTCGCGCCGGACCTTCTATCTGGTGGTGGACAGCGAGTCGGCCCAGTCGGTCCGCCGCACGCTGGTCGCGTGTATGCTGGCCTGGGGCGTGATGCCGGAAGTCCTGCGCACCGACCAGGGCTCGGGCTACATCAACCAGACGATCCGCACCGCCTGCGAACTGCTCGGCATCGCGCATGATCCCGTACCGCCCGCCAGCGGCGACAAGAAGCCGTTCGTCGAGCGCATGTTCGGCACCTTCACCCGCGAGCGTGCCGAGCTGCTGGACGGCTTCATCGGCCACAATGTCGCCGAGGCCCAGGTGCTGCGCGCCCGTGCCCGCAAGGAGACGACGCGGCCGGTCATCGTTCCCAAGCTGTCGGCCGACGAATTGCAGGCGATCATCAATAACTGGCTCGACGGGGTCTATCACGTTCGCGAGCATTCCAGCCTGGGCGTGACGCCCATGGCGCGCTGGACCAATTCCCCGCGGCCTGCGCGCGGCGCGCCCGACGAGGGCACGCTTAAGCTGCTGCTTTCCGCCCTTGTCGGGCAGGCGCAGGTCACGAAGCGCGGCATCACCTGGAAAAAGGGTCGCTACTGGACCGCGCCGCTTGCCGCGCATGTCGGCTGCACCGTCATCCTGCGCCGCGACGAGGACGATCTGGGCGCGCTGTTCGTCTTCGACGAGGACCAACGCTTTATCGGCACCGCCGTCAACGCCCAACGCTCCGGCCTGTCGGACCGGGACTTTGCGGTCGAAGCGCGCCGCCAACAGGCCGCCTTGATGAATGCGCACCGGGCCGAGCTGCGGGAGAAGCAACGCAAATTCTCGTTCGAGGACGCCCGCGATGCGCGGCTGCGCCGCGATGCCGAGGAAGCCGGCAAGCTGGTCACGCTGCCCGTGCGCACCACCGTTCACGAGACGGTCAGCATCGCCAGCATCGCGGATGCCCCGGCCCAGTTGCCCAGCGCCGCTGAGATCGAGACGGCCCAGGCCCGCTACCCGGCACCGTCCGCCAGCGCACCCCAGTCCTTCCAGGATCGCATGGCCGAAACCGACCGCATCATGGCCGACCACGCGGCGGGCAAGCCCGTCGATCCGGCCGCCCTGTCCCGCGCCCGCATCTTCTCCGGCTCCTACGAATATCGCGCCGAGAAGATGCTGACCGCCGATTTCACCGCGCGACGCAACGCGTCCGCCACACCCCCTTCGCTTAAGGAGAATTCGCTTTGACCAACATCCTCGAACCGGCGCAGCTCACGAACATGCGCCTGGGTCTGGCGACCATGCTGCGCTGTGTGGAAGCCCCGTTGGGCAGCCCGCGCCTTGGCTTGCTCTATGGCCCCTCCGGCTATGGCAAGTCGGTTGCCGCCGCCACGGTCGCGGCGCGCTTCAACGCCGCTTACGTCGTCGCCCGCTCGACCTGGACGCAAAAGTCCATGCTGCGCGAGATCGCCAAGGATTTGGGCATCGTGCGGCTCGGCCGCACCGCCGACGACGTGCTGGTCCAGGTGATCGAGCATCTCCAGGTGGCACCCCAGCCGGTGATCATCGACGAGACGGACCACGTCGTTCACCGCAAGAACATCGAGATCATCCGCGACATCCTCGACCATGCCGGTGTCCCCGTAATGCTGATCGGCGAGGAAGCGCTGCCCGCCAAGCTCAAGGACTGGGAACGGTTCGATAACCGTATCCTGATCGCCACCCCCGCCCAGCCGTCGAGCATCGCCGATGCCTGTCTGCTGCGCGACTATTACTGCCCGCGCGTCGCGGTCGCCGACGATCTGGTGGACGCGATCGTCAAGGCCACGCGCGGCGTGACGCGGCGTATCGTCACCAACCTGCAAGACGTGCAGGCGCGCGCGATCGGCGACGGCCGCGAGACGATCGACCGTGCCGCCTGGGGAACCCGGCCGTTCTCGACCGGCGATATCCCCATCCGGAAGGTCGCGTGATGGCGAGCGCGGCCCTCCATTCCGCACGAAGCCGAGCGATCGTCGGGATGCCGCTTTGGCAAATCCTGCGGTCGGCATCGGCCCCCCGCACGATCGCAGAGCTACAGGCCGAATGCCCGGTCAGCTACGACTCACTCCATGCGACCTTGAAGCGGTGGCAGCGGCGGGGCGCGATCGTGCGCCACCCGGGCAAGCCGCTGCGCTTTGGTCTGGCCCCCACCATCCGCACCGACACGCCCCCTGATGGGCGCAGCGAAGAGGCACGAACGAGAATGCGGCAGCGCTCTGCACGTCAGCGCATCTGGACCGCGATGCGCGTCCTCAAGACCTTTGACGCTCCCACGCTCCGGATGGCGGCGAACGCCACCGAACGCGGCGTGGCGACCTATCTCAACCAGTTGCAGCGCGGCGGGTATATCCGCGTCGTGGAGCGCGGTTCCTCCAATACCGGAAAGCTGTCGGTCTACCGGCTGCAACGCAACTCCGGTCCCAACTGCCCGACCACGCGGCGACCGCGCGGCGCGACGACCACGATCCTTGCCGACAACAACAACGGCCGGACCGTCGACATTTCGCCCTCGGCTACCTCGCTCCGAAAACCTTCGACGAAGGCCCTGGCGGGCGGGGGGGTAGGTTAACCATGTTTGGTAACCTTAATAACAACCGAACGAAAGCCGTCGCCGCCTGGGGTGCGGATGCGCCGGCCTGGGTGCTGGTCCTGGCCGATGCCTGCGACCGGACCAGCCAGCGCGGCGTCGCCGACCAGCTCGGCAAGTCGAGCGGCTATATCAGCCGCCTCATCAACCACAGCTATGCCGGGTCCTATCCCGAGGCCGAGCAACTGGTGCGCGCGACCCTGGCCGACGAGGATGTCGTCTGCCCCGCCTACGGCCAGATGCCGCTCAAGACCTGCATCCGCAATCGCCGGCGCGAGAAGCCCGTGAACTGGCTCCATGTCCAGTTCGCCCGCGTGTGCCCGACCTGCCCCAACAACACCGACCGCCCCCACGAACAGGAGGATTGAATGACGCTTGCAACCGATCTGCAAAATCTGATCGCGGACGTGTCCGCCGCGATCGCCGCCAACAAGCCGATGGGCCGGGCGGACCTGGAAATCATGCGCCGCAACCTGTCGGCGATCGCCGACGACGCGCGCCGCCACGATACCGCCCAGACCGTCGCCGGGCTGGTTCTGCGCGACCTGTTCGACGGGATCGAGAACAAGGCCGCAGACCTGTCCCGCCTGGCTGCCCACCAGCGCCACCGCCTGACCGGCGATGTCGCACGCATGGTGGAGGGGCACGCATGAAGATCGACCACCACAAAATCGACGCCACGCTGGGGCCGAGCGTCATCATCACCGCACCGGTCGCAGTCTCGCACGATCCGCAAAACGCGGTCAGGATCGGGGTGCAGCTCACCGACATGCCGAGGGTCGGCAGCGTGATCGGCATCACGATTTCCTGTCCGGCGGGCACCATGATGGTCACCCTCGACGAGGACCAGGCCACCGCCTTCGCGATCGAGCTGACCGCCGCCCAGCTGACCCACGCCCAGGCGAACGATCGGAGCATCGTCCAATGAGCCGCTTCGACGACAGCATGTTCCGGTCCATGCACTGGGACCGCGACCATGTCCGGGTGGACAGCTTCCGCACCCTGACCGGCAAAGCGAAGGCGACGACCGTCGTCGTGCACCTGTCGGCCAAGGACGGCTACGCGCTGTCCGACCTCCTGCGCCAGCTCCACGATCTGCGGGCTGAGCCCGCACCCAAGGCCGGGAGGACAAGCTGATGGGCGGCCCCATTCCATGCCTCGGCTATGACAGCCGGTCGCAGGCGATCGCCGCCTTACGCGCCCAGGGCCAGTCCACGCGCGAGATCGCCCGTCGCGTCGGGATCGAGCCCAAGACTGTCTCCGCGCTGGAGGCGAGCCAGAACCGCCGTGACACGTCGCGGACGCAGGGATCGAACCTGCCCAGTTGGAATACGGTCGCGATCGATGCCGACACGCTGCGCGCCTTGCGACCTCATGCCGCACGGCGCGGGATCAGCGTCGTCGCCCTCGCGCGCAACCTCCTGATCGTCCTGGCCGACGATAATCTGGTCGACGCGCTGCTGGACGATGACGCCACACGGAACGGAGGCGCAGCATGACGAAAGGAAAGTCGCCGGACCCGGTCGCACTGGCGATCGGCTTTGTCCGCCTGCACGCGCGCCGGGACCCGCGCTTTGCGAAGGGACCCGACAAGGCCCGGATCATTGAGGCCCGCGAAATCGTCGCCGCCTTCGATGCCGTGCCGCCAGTCACGGCCGATGCCATGGTCCGCATCACCCGCGACCAGTATCCCGAAATCATCCAGGCAGCGCGCTGGATGGATGAGGACAACGGCACCGACCATTTCGAGCCGGGCGTGGGTTTCATCGTCGACGATCCGGACGGTTTGATGGTGCCCATCTACTGGGGGCCGCATCTTGATACCGTCGAGGCGGCGCTGGCTGGTCTGGATCACCACCAGCCCCATCCCGCCGACGTGGATACGATCGCCTACCTGGCTCGCGAAGGCCAGAACGCCGCCCTGCCCGACAGCGCCGTATATTGCTTCGTCTGCGGCGAGGAAACGCCTGCGATGCTCATGGCGCTCCAGTCGCGTGAGCTTTGGGTTGCCAGCCGCTTCCTGAACGAGATGTTCGATGGCTGGGTCTTCGATCCGACCGCCGGCTATCCTGCGAACAGCATGACCGAAAGGCTGCGCCGCCATGGATAACACCATCCGCATGGTGCCGATGCGCGGCTTCACCGCCGCTATCGCGCAGGAGCGCGCCGCCCCTCATGCCGGGCAGGTCGGCGCGATCGCGGTCGGCTTCGACGGGGTCGGCGACGACGCCATCGTGTCGCTGTCGCTTCGCCACGGCGATGGCACGATGCTGGTCGCCTCGTTGTCGATGGCGGGCCTCGACCGCCTGCTGGGCATGGTCGCCGACATGATGACCAGCGGTGACGCCAGCGCAGTCCGGGGAACGGTGCAATGACCGCCGCCCTGGACCGCCAGTTGGGCGAAATCCTCGCCGCCGCCGCGATCGCCACCGGCTTCACCGTGGCCGAGTTGCACCGTCCGTGCCGGGAAAAGCCGCTGGTCATCGCGCGTCAGGCCGCGATCTGGGCGATGCGGGCGGCGACCGCTGCATCGCTGCCCGCGATCGGCCGCGCGATGCGGCGCGGTCATCCCGCCATCCACACCGCCCTGCGCGCCGCCGATGCACGGCGCGAACTTCACCCCGACTTCCGCGCGCTGACCGATCGCTTGCGCGCTTTTGGAGGCAAGACCGATGACTGACCCCCTGGGCCGCGTCACGCTGGCCGACTGTCCGCCCGGCCCGTTCCTCTTCGACGGGGAACTGTGCTTCAAGACCGAGTACCGCGCCATGGTGGCATCCGGACCGGTCGTCGACTCCCCCACCTCGGTCCGGTTCGTCACTACCCGCTATCCCGACGCCTACTGCATGGCGACCGGCGAAATGTTTTGGGGCGGTACGACCAAGCATCGCGACCGGGCCAAGCTGTTGGTCATGCCGGTCACGCTGCCCATCGTCGCGGCGCAGTCCACGCGCGGACCGCTCTTCCTCTACACCGGCCCCATGACCGCATGTCCGGGATGCGGTTCGACGGCCTGGCTGGTCGGGCGGCAGTCGGCCGAATGCGGCCGGTGCGGCACCGCGCTCGATCTGGCGACACCCCAGGCATCGCAGGTGTACGCATGACCGCCGCCAATCCGCTGAACGCCCGCCGCCGGGCGATCTTCGCCGCCGCCAAGGCAGCCGGCCTGGACGAGGACGATCGTCGCGCGGTGCAGCTGCGCGCGACCGGCAAGCCGTCGCTGACCGGCATGACCATCGCCGACATGGACAAGGTGCTGACCGCGATCCGGGGCACCGGTGCAGGCCGGCGCGATCGGCCGGTCGGCTCGACCCGCGCGCATGTCGGCAAGATCTGGGCGCTGTGGTGGTCGCTCTACTGGCTGCGCGCCGTCAACCGGCCCGAGGAAGCCGCGCTCAACGCCTGGGTCAAGCGCCAGACGGGCGTGGATGCCGTCCGCTTCCTCGACCATAAGTCGGCGGTCGCCGTGATCGAGGCGCTGAAAGCCTGGGCCGCGCGCGAGGGCGTCGAATGGAGCGTGCCGCCTTGCCCCCAGGCCGATCGCCGCGCGGTTGTAGACGCGATCTGGGCCAAACTGCTGGTCGGCAACCGCGTCACCGGCAACACCGCCGATGCTTTCCTGATCGAGACGCTGCGCCTGCCGCCCCGGCGCTGGACCGACCATCAGACCGACGAGGCGATCCGCTTCCTGGGCCGGATGCTGCGAGAGGGGACGACTCATGGCTGATGACCTGCCGCGCCTGGCCGACCTGCCGATCCCGGACACCGTCCAGCCCGGGCGGGGGTGGAGCCCCTTCATGCTGGAGATGGCGGCGCATATCGCGCCCAAGCATATCCTGACGCTGGTCGATCGCTTCGGCGGGCAGGACATCTATGTTCCGATCGCGGTCGAGAACAGCCCGTTCCTCGACGTGTTGCCTGCCGACACAGTCGCGACGATTTCCCGTGTCTATGGCCGGGAGCGACTTAAAATCCCGACCGCGCGCGAGGCGCTGGCGCGGGCGCGCCGGGCTCCGGTGATCGCCGCCGTTCGCGCCGGCCGCCTGACCCGCAATGAGGCGGCGCGAATGATCGGGTCATCGCGAAGATATGTTGCATATCTTGCCAATCAGACCAATGAAGCCGATGACGCTCCCGTTTTCGTGCCCAGGCGCACCGTCGACAGTCGTCAGATAGAGATGTTCCCCGAGCCGCCTGCGCCAGTGCATCCCGACTAAATCCAGGGCGCGTGCCATCCCTTTCCCGCTTGCAAGCCAACGGGGACCCGGCACGTGCTTTGGATGGATTATGTTCGGGTCATTTGGCCCATCGCGTCGACTCTGACGCCAATACTGATCGGCTTGGCCGTACTATGGTTGCGCAACCAATTTGCGCTCAAGACCGAACTGGCCGCTCTGGCAACTGAGGTCGCCCGGCATAATGCCGTGCAGGACAAGGAACTGGCGGGGCACGAAACCCGCATTGTCCTCCTGGAAAAAGAGTGTGCATCGCCGCCCACCCGTCATGAAATCAACGACAAACTGGGCAAGGTTTCGGAACGCCTTTCGTCCGTGGAACGCGGCGTTGACGGCGTCAGCATTCAACTTGGCACCCAAAACGACTATCTCCGCGCACTCCTGACCGAAGGGGCCGCGCGATGAGCGTCGATGCCCTCAATTCCGTCATCCGCCGCGCCATCCTCGACTTCATGTGCGAGATCGGTGGCGAACAGTCCGACGACACGCTGACCTTGCTGCTGAAACAGCGCGGCCACCCCGTCGCCCGTCGGACCATCGTCGAGCAACTGCGCTGGCTGGCCGATGCCGGGTTGGTGTCGATCGAAGAGGTCGAGCCCTTCGTGCTCGCCCAGATCCTGCCCGATGGCGAGGATGTGGCGAACGGCCACCTGCTCTATGACGGCGTCCACCGTCATGCGGTGCGGCGCAAGGTCGGCACGGCACGCTGATGGCCGGGCGTTCCTCCCTGAAGAGTCTGCCGCCCCAGGTCCTCGACGCCGTCCACGACGCGATCGGACGCGGCGAGACGATCGACGACATCTGCGGCCTGCTGCGCGATCTGGGCAGCGGCCGGTCGCGCTCGGCCGTGGGCCGCTATGCCAAGGACTTCGCCGAGCTGGCAAAGCAACAGCGCCGCGTCCAGAGCATCGCGGCGGCGTTCGGCAACGAATTCGGCCAGTCCGGCGACAACCAGGTCCGGATGATGAATCAGCTCATGACCAGCGTCATGACCCGTGCCATCATCCCGATCGCCAGCGCCGAAGAACTCTCGGCCGGTGATGGCGACGATGACGAGGGAGGCGGCGGCGGTCTCGACACGCTGGCGCTGTCGCGCCTCGCAAAGGCGGTCAAGGACGTGACCAGTTCGTCCAAGATCGACATCGAGCGCGAGGCCAAAATTCGTGAGGAAGAGGCGCGCCGCACCCGTGAGAAGGCCGCCGCCGATGCCACCGAGGCGGGCCGTGCGGCCGGCGCCAGCGAGGCGACCCTGTCGGCGATCCGCACCCGCATCCTCGGGTTCGACGCGTGACGACCTCTGTCCTGCTGCCCTACCAGATCGAGGCGATCGAGCTTAGCCGTACGACCAAGCTGTTCGTGTCGGAAAAGTCGCGCCGCACCGGCCTGACCTATGGCTTTGCTGCCGATGCGGTGATGATCGCGTCGCCGGCCGAGCGGCCCCAGAACGTCTTCTATCTGGCCTACAACAAGGACATGACCCGCGAATTCATCGGCTATTGCGCCGACTTCGCGAAGGCGTTCAACCAAGCCGCGAGCGCGTCGGACGAATTCCTGTTCGACGACGGATCGGAGCGCGGCATCCTGTCGCTGCGCATCGATTTCCCATCGGGCAAGTCGATCGTCGCGCTGTCGTCCAAGCCGCGCAGCCTTCGCGGTATGCAGGGCAGCGTCATCATTGATGAAGCCGCCTTCCACGACGACCTGGACGGCGTGATCAAGGCCGCCATGGCGCTGACCATGTGGGGCGGGCGCGTCGTCGTCATCTCCACCCATGACGGTGCCGACAATCCCTTTGCCGAGCTGATCGAGAACATCCGCGCCGGCAAGCGGGGGGGCATCATCCAAAAGGTGACGCTGGCCCGCGCGATGGCCGAGGGCCTTTACAAGCGTATCTGCCTGCGCACCGGCGTGACGTGGACACCAGAGGGCGAAGCCGCCTGGGAAGCCGACCTGCGCAAGTTCTACGCGGACGGCGCGGACGAAGAACTCGACGTGATCCCAGCCAAGGGCTCAGGTATCTACCTGCCTGCCGCGACCATCGACGCGTGTATGTCGCCCGACCATCACGTCGTGCGCCTCACGCTCGGCAAGGAATGGGACACGGCCGGCGGGATGCTGGTCGCCGCCGACAGTGTCGCCTCACCGATCGGCGACGATCTGCGCGAAGCCGTCCGCGAATGGCGGGAAAAATGGCTGGACGAATGGATCGAGCGCGAACTGGTGCCGATCGTCGCGCTGTTCGATCCGCACCGCCCGTCATTCTTCGGTCAGGACTTCGCGCGCAGCAACGACTTGTCGGTCATCGCGGCGGGCCAAGAGGATGCGGCATGTGTGCTGCACAATCGGCTCGGGCTGGAGATGCGCAACGTGCCCTTTTGGGCGCAATTCAAAATCCTGTGCTGGCTGTGCGACACGCTGCCGCTGTGGGCGGCGGGCAAGATGGATGGTCGCGGTAACGGCCAGCAACTCGCCGAGGACATGCAGGAGCGATACGGCGTGGACCGCATCGAGTCGGTGATGGCGACCGAGGCGACGTACCTTGCGCGGATGCCGCGCATGAAAAGCCGGTTCGAGGACCGGACTATGCTCATACCGCGCGACGAAGGCGTCAAGGATGACCTGCGGCAGGTCAAGATGGTGCGTGGCGTGCCCCGTATCGTCGACCGGGTCGCCAGCAAGGCGGACGGCGAGAAGGGCAAGCGCCACGGCGACTATTCGATCGCGCTCATGAACCTGGTCGGCGCGGCCGACGAAGATGTCCAGCCGGTCGACACCCACACCGCCGACCAGCCGCGATCGATGGGCGGCAACTACGAACATACGGATACCGGCTTCGGCACGGTCCGGCGGCGCGATGACTTCGGCCGTGCGGGGGATTGGTGATGGCGAAAAAGAACAAGCGGGGCGCGAGCAAGACGGCGGCGCTTCCGTCCGAGCTGTTGAACGAGGTCGCCTCGACCGGTGACGGCCGCGATATCACTCGCCCCTATGTCCTGGAGCTGCAACAGCCCCGCGACCCCAAGCTGTGGGGCGTGGTGGACTGGGGGGTGTACGAACGCATCCGCAAGGACGATCAGGTCAAGTCCTGCATGGAACAGCGCATCCGCGCGGTGGTCAGCCGCGATTGGGACGTGCTGCCCGGCGACGAGAACGATCCCCGCTCGGTCGAGGCGGCCGAGGCGATGACCGACACGCTGGAGCGGATCGGCTGGGACCTCGTCACCGAGAAGATGCTGTGGGCCAGCTTCTACGGCATTTCGGTCGGCGAACTGAACTGGGGCAGCCTGGATGGCCTGCTGGACTGGGTGCCGGGCGCGAAGGCCCGCGCGATCCACGTCCGCCATGCCCGCCGGTTCCGTTTCGACAAGGACGACCGGCTGCGCCTGCTGACCCGAGCCGCACCAAACGGCGAGCTACTCCCCGATCGCAAATTCTGGGTCGTGCGCGCCGGCGGCACCGACGACGACCAGGTTTACGGCGAGGGGCTGGCGGAATGGCTGTATTGGCCGACGCTGTTCAAGCGGAACGGCGTTCGCTTCTGGAACATCTTCCTCGATAAATTCTCGGTGCCCACCGCCAAGGGCACCTATCCGCGCGGATCCACGCAAAAAGACATCGACAAGCTCCTGACCGCGATCCAGGCGATCGCGAACGATAGCGGCTTTGCCATCCCGGCGGGGATGGATGTCGAGCTGCTGCACCTTGCGCAGTCGGGTGCCGATTTCGCTGCCGTCTGTCGGTACATGGACGCCTGCATCGCCAAGATCATCCTGTCGCAGACGATGACGACGGATAACGGCTCCAGCCGCGCCCAGGGCGAAGTCCACGCCGACGTAAAACTGGAGGTGGTGAAGGCCGACGCCGACCTGCTCGCCGACAGCTTCAATTCCGGCCCGTCGCGCTGGTGGACCGACCTCAATTACGGTCCCGATGTCGCCAGCCCGAAGGTCGTGCGGATCGTCGAGGAAGAGGACGACCTCAAGAAGGCGGCCGACACCGACGCCGTCTTGGCCGACCTGGGTTGGGTCCGGACCGAGGAGTCGTTCAAGGATCGCTATGGCGATGGCTATGAGCGCAAGGCTCCGGCAACCACCGCGCCGGCCGGCGCGACCGTCCCCGCCAACCCGGCCGCCAATGACGATGCGCCCGTCGATCCGGCGATCGCGCTTGCCGAACAGGCCGCCCGCCTGGATCGCGACGATATCGACGGCGCGGTGGACGTGATGATGGCGGACGAAGGATGGACCGCGTCGGCCGCCGCGATGATCGCGCCGCTGGTCGATCGTCTGCGCCGGGCGGGATCGGTCGAGGATGCGATTGCTACGCTGGAGGCTGCCGCCGCCGATGATGCCGCCGAGAAGCTGGCCCAGCGCATGGCGCGCGCAACCTTCGCGGCCCAGGTGCAGGCGCTGACCGGATCGGAGCCGCACTGATGGCCGACGAAATGGACCTCGCCGTCGCGGTCGGCATGCGCGAACTCGATCGTCTGATCGCCAACGCGATCCAGCCGGTTCCGGTCGGTGTGAAGGGCGAATGCCGGCAATGTGGGCGCGACTGGCCGCGCCTGGTCGGCGGGCGTTGTGCGCCGTGTCGGGACGGGCGCTGACCATGGCCGCGCGCTGGGACCGGGACACGCTCCCGCACATTCCGCCCAAGGATCGCTGCTCTTGCGAGGCGTGCGATGCCAAGCGCCGTGCCCGCTGGGCATCGTTGTCGCCTGCCCAGCGCCGGGCGATGCTGGCGGTGCATCCGACTTCTCCGCGCCATGTCCCCGACGTGCTGCGAACTGGGGTGCGCTGGAGCACCCTTGCAACGCTGCTGCAACGCCAGCGCGGCCGACCGGCGCTGATCGAGCAACTGGGCCTCAAGACATGGTCGCTCAATGCCGAGTCCATGCCGTTCCTGCGCCTGTCGCAGGCCGGGGCCGACCTGCTCGACACGGTGCAGCCGTGAAGCGGCGTTCGCCGCCCCGCCGCCAGCGCCAGCCCGACGACGGCGAGCTTGCCGCCGCGTGGATCAGGCGCGGCATCGCTGACCTGGACGATACCTATCCCTCCGAGGTCCGGCGGCCCATCGGCTGGATAGCGCCCAGTCGCGACCGGCCCCCGAGCGAATGCCCGCGCCATCTGGTCCGTTACTGGCTGGTCGGCTGGGACCGTCGCGCCGCCGTCCGCCAGCGCTGGGACGATCAGGCCGCGCAGATGGAAGCGCAGCTCGATAAGGCGCGCCGTTTTCTCGATCGGCATTCCGAGCCGGGCAAGCTTAAGCGCTCCAGCGCGATCGCGCTGCATTTCTACGTCCTGGCGACCGGTGACCGAGGTCCAGACTATGCGTGGACGTGGTTCCAGAACCGCATGGCTGACCTGCGCGATGAATATCGCGAAGCCCAGGCCGAGGGTCGCTTGTGAAGCGCAACCCCGGCTTTTGCCCGGCCGAGGCGAGGGACAAGCGCGTCACCGGCACGCTGCGCAACGGCGACCGCTTCGGTCCACCCGGCTGGCCTGCCGATGGCCGGACCGGATGCCGCTGGTCGCTGACCGGCCACCCCCACGATATTGAATTCTACGAGGTTCTGGCGTGAACGACGCGCTTCTCCGTCGCATCCGCAAATGTCTGGCGCTGTCGGCCAGCTCGAACGAGCATGAGGCCGCCAATGCCCTGGCAATGGCCCGCGCCCTCATGGAAGAACATGGCGTGACCGATGCCGATATTGCGGCGTCGGAGATTGGCGAGTCGTCGGCGCGGGGTTCGCGGAGGCAGCGCCCACCTATGTGGGAATGCACACTGTCCACGGCGATCGAGGAAGCGCTTGGCGTTTCGGTCATCATCAACTTTGACCTCGACTTCACGTATATCGGGCGCGGGGCCGCCCCTGACATCGCCGCCTATGCGTTCGTCGCGCTACACCGTCGCCTGAAGGATGCCCGAGCTGCCTATATCAAGAGCAAGCTGCGGCGCTGCAAACTCGCGCGCAAACGTGCCCGCGCGGATGCGTTTTGCGAGGGTTGGGCTAACGCCGTTCGCAAGGCGGTCGCCAAGCTGGCCCCTCTTTCTTTCGATGACGCCGCCATTCGGCTTTATGTCGAACGGCATTATCCGACCCTGACGACGGTCGAAGGACGCGATGCGTCCGCCGGGCGTCGTACCCTGAACGACTATCTGCGTGGTCATGTCGCCGGCCGCGACGAACAACTGCATCACGGCGTACCCGGCGAGACACCCATTGCCCGGATCGGTCAGCTTGGGGTGACGGCCGATGCCTGAGCTACGCGCCACCATCAACCTGCCCGCCGATGATACGGTCGCCGCGTTCGAGGCGCGCGACAAGCTGCGCCCGACCGTCCACTGGACCGAGATGTGGCAGGCCGACCATGCCCGCGCCTTCACTGTCGCCAAGGTGGCGAACCTGGACCTGCTCGCCACCATCCGCCAGTCACTGGACAAGGTCATGCGCGACGGCGGCACGCTGGAGCAATGGAAGGCGGGCCTCATCCCCGAGCTGAAGAAAGCAGGGTGGTGGGGCATGGTCGAGAATGAAGCGCTGACCGGCACCACCGACCCTGTCTATGTCGGCGGCCGTCGCCTGCGCACCATCTACGACACGAACCTGCGCATCAGCCGGGCGGCCGGGCGGTGGAAGCGCATCCAGGAGATGAAAGACGTTCGGCCGTACCTCATGTACGTGTCGATCGGCGACAACCGCACCCGCCCGCTGCACCGGCGCTGGGGCGGCAATGACCCGGCCTTCCCGTTCCGTATCATCCTGCCCGTCGATCATCCCGCCTGGGCTGTCTTCTATCCCCCCAATGACTGGGGGTGTCGCTGCACGGTTCGGCAGTTGTCCCAGGCCGACATGGATCGCTTGGGCTACCGCGTCACCACCGACGACCAGCTGGTTCGTATGGGATGGATGACCGCCGATGGTCAGGTCGGGGGGCGGCTGCGCACCTTCTGGCGCAAAGGGGCCGACAAGCCCGAGGCGGTCCCGGTCGGGATCGGGCCGGGCTTTGCCTACAACCCCGGCGCGTTCGGGATGCAGGCGGTCGCCGAGAAGGCCACCCGGTCGCTGGAGGACATGGCCCCACTCGATCCGAAGGCGGCGCGCGCGGTGCTGAGCGATCTGGTCAAGAGCGACGCCTTTCTGGAGACGCTGGCGGAGCCGGGCGGCGTCTTTCCGGTCATGGTCCTGGACGATGCGGCACGGACCGCGCTGGGCGCGAAGAACCACGTCGTGGTGCTGTCGAGCGACAGCTATGCCAAGCAGCTCGGCCAGACGGCGCGTAGCGCCGGCCATCCCGACCTGACGGTTGCCGACTATCGCAAGCTGCCCATGGTCGGAGCCGAGCCCGACCATATCCTGCGCGATCGCGGCAACCATGTTGTGATCTGGAAGGACGATGACGGGCTGCTGCGTGCCACGGTGAAGGTCACCGCCAATGGCGATGCGATGTATCTCCAGAGCTATCGCCGGGGCGCGTGGAAGGATTTGGCGCGCGAACTGGAGGCGGGCAACCGTGTCGGCGGCAAGGCCGATGCCGCCGCCGACTATGCTCGCGCGCTGGAGCGGCTTGCCGAGCGTCGCGCCGGATCGAAGACGGGCGATCCTGTCGCGCAGGCGTCGTCGGCGCTGGAGACGCTGGACGCCTCTGTCCGCCGCAAGACCGCCCGTGTGGCGATGCAAAAGCTCATGGCGGCGGCCAAGGCGGACCCCGTGGCGACGCAAGCCGCGCTCGACCGCTTCATCGCGTCGGATCGCTTCGCCGCCGTGGTCGAGCAGTTGGGGCAAGCGCCGGCCCTCGCGCTGGCAGACGATATCCGCCGCCTTATCGGCGCGCCGACCAATATCGCCCAGGTCACCAGTGACGGCCTGGCCGCGATCGGCGCGGACCTCCTGCTGGCGGGATCGGTCGCCGATGAGCCGGAGCATGTGTTGCGCGACGGCGAGCAAACCATCCTTGTCCGCAATGTCGGTGGGCGCATCATGATGGTCCGTCTGCAACCCGGCCCCAGCCTGTTGCAGATCATCGCCCTGCGCGTGTTGCAGGCCGAGGAACTGTCATCGCTGTTGGAAACCTTCATGCCATGGTGAAGGTGGGTGCGTCGCGCGACGAGGACTGCCAGTCCCTCGCAAGCGATCCCGGATTGCTCCGGTCCTACGGCCGCCAGTTTCACCGTGTCACGCGCGACGCACTTACTATTTAGGTGCGTCAGTGCATCCCGACAACCGAGGAAATCCACGCCAAGGTTCAAGGCCTCAATCTGGAGGCTAGTGTGTCTATCCAATATCTCTACCGCAAGGCGGCGTTTGGCCTCGCCCTGCTCATGGTGCCGGGGTTTGCCGCCGCCCAGTCCAAGCCGGTCGCCGCGCCTGGCGCATTCGTGCCGCAATCGGCGATGGCCTATGGCGGTAGCGGCAAGGCCGCCACGTCCGTCACCCGCGAAACCCCGCTGCCTGTCGGCACGATCGAGCCGGTGACGTTGGCGACCGGCAACGTCACGAGCGCAGCTGTCGCGCTCTACGGCGGCAGCTATGTCCTGAACCAGTTCTGCACCGGCTATGGATCGGTCACGTTGCGATACCGGGCGGCGGACGGCGCGACGATGCTCCCGCTCCTGTCGCGAGTCGCTGCCGATGCGAATGGCGGCACGCCAGTGCAATTCGCCTCCGGTCAGACCGTGGATATCGCCCTGAGCGGCACGACCGGCTGTTCCGTTACCCTCAATCGGATACCGTGATGACCCGCAACCTCATCGTGACGATCGCCGCCATGCTCGCCTGTTCCGCCGCCGCCGCCCAGGTGCAGGTCCAGACCCCCAGCCAGTTGCCGTCCATCGCCCTGCCCAGTCCGGAATGGGCGCAGCAACCCGCCGATGGTGACAAGGCCCCCGCGATCGGTGGGCGCATCTATCAGCGCTACCGTATCGCCGCGCCCATCGGCGTCCTCGCCTCGTTCGATCAGGTCGGCCGTCTGACCAATGCACCCGGCGAGGCCAGCGACGTTGCCGGCGATCCGCTTTATGGCGACACCCGTCTGACGGTCACGCTCGCGTCGTTCAATGCCCGCCAGCTTCGTCCCGCCGTCGTCCAGGCGGTCCCGATCAGCGCCGCCGGGCAGCTGATCCGCATCTGGACGAAGCCGATCGTCAACGTCGATCCTCGCTTGAACGGCTACAAAATCCGGCTCTTTTCGGAAGGCAGCCCGTCGTCGCCGGGGGGCAACTATCACGAGTTCAACGCCGCTGGGCTGATCCGTGAAGGCCAGAAGAACGCTGAGCAGCGCTGGGGGTCGTTCACCATCCCGGTCAGCGCGTTCACCTCCGTTGGCAACGGTGCGAACCTGTCCGCCCTGACTTGGGCGCTGGTCGAGGTGCAGGCGAACAGCACCGCCGGGATGACGATCGCTGTCGGCAACGTCGAGGTGGTGGCAAATGCCCTGACCAGGGCAAAGCTGATCCTGTCGTTCGACGATCAGTATCCCGCCACCATCAACTACGCATCGCGCGCCATGGCCCGCTATGGCTTCAGGGGCGTGCTATATGCATCGCCTGCGATCGATGCGGGTAAGACCGGCAAGCTGCCCGTCGCCCAGATCAAGGCGCTGCACGACAATCTCGGTTGGCAGATCGCAAGCCAAGCCTACTCGACCGAGAACGCCACCGGAGCCGGCGGCATTGATGTCATGACGGCCGACCAGCGCACGGCCGAAATGGCGAAGCTCCGGAACTGGCAGAATGCCATCGGCCTGACCGGCGGCGGCCATGGCAGCTATTTCAGTAACGTCGGCCCAACCGACATGATCGCCTACCCGATGTTTCGACAGGCGTTCCGATCGATGCGCGCCTATTATTTTGGCGAGTTCGCACAGGTCGAGACCTATCCCTGGGGTGACCCCATGCGCATCCGCGCGATGGGCGCAGGCGAGTTTCAATGGGGTAACAACAGCGCGATCTATGCGACCTATTGGAAGAACCACGTTGACCGCGCGATAGCCCAAAAGGGGGTGGGCTTCCTCGTCTTTCACGACGGCCTGTCGGGATCGATGTCGAATTGGCAGCCCGCCTTCGACCAGCTCCTGGCCTATCTCGACGCCAACCGATCCGCGATCGATGTCGTGACAGTTGAGGACATGGAAACGCCGTAA